CTGGTGGTACCGGTTTAACGAGTTCAATTACCGGTACATCCACATACTATGCGGGTGGTGGTGGTGGTGGCTCTGGTAGTGGCGCTGGTGGCGCGGGTGGTTCGGGGGGTGGTGGTACAGGGGATTCGACCACCACGAGCGCACCGCAAGCCACTTCGGGAACAGACGGTCTAGGTGGTGGTGGTGGTGGTAGTGCAAACGATGCGCCCAGTGGCGCCGGTGGCGACGGAATCGTCATAATAAGATATTTACTCTAAGTATAGAATGTCCCACTTTGCAGAATTAAATCATCAAACCAGTGAAGTTCTCCGTGTCATCGTCGCGAAGAGTAGGGTGTGGTGTGAATACGAGTTGGGTGGAACGTGGGTAGCCATCGAAAAGGGTAGGGGTGGAAAGGGTTGGACCTATCACCCAGACAAGGACAACTTCTCTTCACCACAGCCCTACCCCTCATGGACCCTAGACGACCAATGCATTTGGCAACCCCCCGTTACCAGACCAGAAGGTTCATACACATGGAACGAGGATACCCAATCATGGGATGAGTACGATCTCCTCCAGTAGAACGTAGGGTAGGGTGATCTCCCGCTTCGACCTTCTCTGACCCTGATACACGTATTGGGTGTCAGAACCTTTCTTGAATACGACAGCCCTGTCGTTATAATATTTCCCATCTTGGGCTTTGTAAATGTATTCGTATCTCACACATCTATCATCTACAAAGTCTTTTTCCGTCGACCATCTTATTATTGAAGGCTTGTTTTAAATAAAAATACCACCCTCAACGAAACGATTACTCTCTCCAACGGTCTCACTGTTACGAACCCCTACGCTTCCGTGGGTGAGAATGACATTAAGGTGGAGAAGCGAGTGAGGGAGGAACGGAACCATGATCCCGAAACGGATGTAGAAACAGTTACAACCACAATAAAGTACGTCCTTGGTGGTCGCTTCACAATGTGGGTGAGCCAGGCGCTACGCGCGAGTGGATCCCGGGATATTGGTGGTTTTGGTGTCATGATTGAATCCGATACACCTCTCACAGAGAATGTGTATGACCTCCTTTACAACAAGCTCAAAACGATGAAGCCTGAAAAAAGACCTTATCAACCACCAATTTGATAAGATCCGTGTATCAAACCAGTGAAGTTCTATAAACTTCCCAGCTTAAAAATAAACTCTCACTATAATATAAAATGTCTGGTGGTATTGCCCAACTCGTTGCTGTCGGAGCCCAGGATGTCCACCTCGTTGGCCAACCAGAGGTCAGCTTTTTCCGATCGACCTACAAGCGTCACACCAACTTTTCCCAAACTGTCGAGCGTCAGGTCATCCAGGGCAACGTCTCGAACAATGGTATGTCCACCGTCCGCTTCGAGCGGAAGGGTGACATGCTTGGCTATGTCTACCTCATGCCCATCAAGGGTGATGGTTCCGCCGCCAATGCCTTCACTGATTGGACCACTGTGGTCTCCAAGGTTGAGCTCCTTGTGGGTGGGCAGGTTGTGGATGACCAGGATTCGACCTACTCCACACTCATCGCCCCCACACTCTCAGCGTACTCTTCTTCCAAGTCGGTCGCCGCCGGTCTCTACGATGGTACCAGCTCTGTCAAGTTCTACCCCCTCCGTTTCTCCTTCTGTGAAAACTGGCAGTCGGCGCTTCCCCTCATTTCGCTCCAGTACCACGATGTTGAGCTTCGTATCACGTGGGGTTCCGAAGCCGCTGCGAGCAAGTGGGAGGTCTATGCGAACTACGCCTACCTGGATACCCAGGAACGTGAGATGTTCGCCTCCCAGCCCCAGAACATGATCATGACCCAAGTTCAGAAGGCGGTGGCCTCCAACTCCAAAATTCAGGAGCTGAACTTCAACCACCCCGTCAAGTACCTCGCCGCGGGTGATGCGTCGGCCGTCACGATGTTGAGCACCGCCGGTAACAAACTCAAGCTCCAGATTAACGGCACGGATGTGGCTGACTACAAGTTTGCCGACCCCAACTTCACCACTGTACCCCTCTACTACCACACCTCCCACGCGAACGATTCCCGTGGTACCAAGCTCTTCTTCTACCCCTTCTGCCTCGAGTCTGGTAAGCTCCAGCCCACCGGCAGTCTGAACTTCTCCCGTCTTGATTCGGCCCGTATCGTGAACGATACCGCCAACTGTGACAAGGACATCTACGCGGTCAATTACAACGTGCTCCGCATTGAGAATGGTATGGGTGGTCTTTTATATTCTAACTAATTAATAACTATGATCTGGAAGATTGTCTTCCTCCTCGCCATCGTTTTTGTATTGACGTACGATCCCAAGTCCAGGACACTCGAAAAATTTGTCGGTCAGCCCACGCCACCGACTCAAAAATCCTGTGAAAATACGCATTACGAAGCCGTCCAATTTGCCCAGTCGCCCTATGATTGTCCTCCCCCAGGGAGAACTATCATGGGTGCAATTGCTTAAAAAGAAAAGGATATACATACTTATATGATTCCCGTAAATCGTGATACTCTCATGCTAATTGCCACGATCGTGTGTGCCCTAGGCATCATCTTCCTATTCAGAGAACTTAACAAGACTAAGGATGAGATGAACTCCTTCAAGACCTTTTCATCACAGATTGTAAAGCATCTCAGTGCCCCCTCTGAGCAGAAGCCCTCTACAGAACCAGAACCAGAACCAGAACCAGAGACTGAAGTTCAAAAAGAGGAAAAGTAGATGAATAAACTTGTACCCCTATTATAACTTGCGAATGCGCAATGAAAAAGTACAAAGCGATTGCAGTACCGGTTAGTTTTGCGGATGGGAAACCGAGGTTTCTCACGGTGAGGGATTATCGATTCAAGGATTGGATTTTTGTCACTGGTGGATGCAGGCGGAGAGAGATTTTAAATCCCCTTAGGTGTGCCCTCAGGGAATTGGAAGAAGAGACCCGTGGTGTCGTTTCCCTAAAGAATGGTGAATACACCGAATTTAAATTTACTGTCAAGGAGAGTTCCACGGTGGATCTCGAATACAACGTCTTTATATTCTTCGTGGATTATCCAAGGTCTGTTCAACATGCACAGGTTAAGAAATTTTACGAAGAGAAGCACAAGACAAATCTAAAAAAGTTTTTAAAACAACCAATTAGGAAGACGTATGATGAAAATGACTATATGAGTTATGATACGTTGGATGAATTTAACACACGTAAGAGGTGGAAACTTATCATAGATAACGTGATCAATAATCCACAATTCTACGCCTGTATAAGTTCTTTCAATAGAAAAACCTTCTCTATAAAATAATGAAGTCTAAGGCTTATATATTGATGCAAATCTCTGAACTTTTAGAAAAGAATCGGGGTCTCTGTGAGGAAGAGGTCACCCAGTGGATTGAAGAAAATGAAAGTAAAACAGTGTATGAACTTTTAACTATAAAAAAGGAACTTTCCCAGGGAAAGGAGTTTCAAGATGTTTCTTGTATGAGGTGGTTTAGAGAATAGGGTCTCTACGTAGGTATGTTTAAGAGTTGGTGTGCAGCTCAAAATTTTAACAATGCAACCAATCTATCACATGTGCTCATGGACGGTGGTGTCCTCTCCGTGCCATTTGATAAATTGAACGACTTTCATGAAAAGTACGTTGAGGCGGTAAAGTCTGGGGAGAGACTCTACGTTGTCGAACAGAAGAGTGAAAAGTACAACTTTTTCGTCGATATCGACTACAAGGATGACACCCCCTTGGATCTGGAGGATGTCAAGAACATTTGTAAGGTTATATGTGAAAAAGTCAAAGCCCATGGCGGTCGAGAGTGTCTCATCTCCGTTTCACCCCCAAAGCAGTGTGGGGATCTCATAAAGACGGGTGTCCATCTCAATTGGAAGGGGTTTGTGGTGGATCAGGATTCGGCAGTCGCCCTGAGGGAACACATCCTCGTGGCACTTTCGGGAATTGAACACAGGACGAGAGACTGGAATGATATCATAGATGCCGCCGTATATGGGAACGTTTCACGGAAGACGAAGGGGAGTGGTTTCCGTATGCCATGGTCCTATAAAAAGGCAAAGCATGCAGCGTGTGACGGTCGGGGGTGCTCTGAATGTGAAAAGGGGAAGGTGGATCAACTTGCATACCTCCCCCTCTTCGTGTATCACCCGGGTCCCCCACTGAGTGCTATTTTACAGATTGGACAGGAACCGACGTTGGAAATTCTCGAAATGTCCATCGTGCGAACCAACGCNCCCCAGGTAATTCACGTGGAACCCCCATCAGTGAAAGTCAAAGAGGGATCCTTCACTACTTCACAGACTAAGGATGAAGTTCGAGACGACGTATTGAGGGGTATGATTGAGAATTTCGTTCGAACAAATATGGAGGGGCAGTCGGATGCATATATACCCAAACTTTTCAAGAAGAAGGATACCTACCTTGTCCAGACAACTTCAAAATATTGTGAAAATCTCAAGAGAGAGCATGGATCCAATCATGTGTGGTTCATCGTGAGCGGAAAAGAAATTATCCAAAAGTGTTTCTGTCTATGTGAGACACTCAGGGGACGCCGTGATGGGTTTTGTAAAGACTTTTGTGGTCGGAGATATCAACTGACACCCGACATCGTCCAGCGTTTGTACCCCAATAAGGAGGACATTGAGAAGTGTCCAGAAATTAAAACGAGGGTTGTCAAACCAGGGGTAAAGTGTGGTGACGTTAAGAAACCCCTCGAAGTATTCATCAAGACGTACATGACTGATTCAAACGACTTGCAGCTTTTGGACATTACCAAAAAGGGGAACATCTTTATAGCATTGACAAATTCCAGATACTGTGAAATGATTGGTGGAATGCACGAAAATGCTGTCATGTCGTACGAGATAAAAAAATATACCGATATTAAGCAGTTGTGCCCCGTATGTAAAAAAAATACGACCAGAACACACCGTTTAACCCATAATGTTATAAAGATACTTAAACAGTAATGCCTATAATGTTCTAATGATTCCCAGACGCTCAGGACGAAAGACGAAGAAACCAGAAATATTTCAACCTACGGAAAAGGATCTTGTAGATGATTTCTCACCAGATGATCACGACACCGATTTTGATTCAGACATCGACACAGAGGAGGAGTGTTATTCTGATGAAAGTGATTTGGATGATGACAGCGACGCGGATGAGGATGGAAATCTAAAAGGTTTCATCGTGGATGACGAGAGTGAGTCAGAAGATGCTTAAAAAAAACAGGGACTATATTAGAAAATGGAAACTGATATAGGCAATCCCATCGAGTACAATCCAACTATGGATCCTTTAAATAACGAAAAAAATGAAGAACCTGTACAGGATGAGCAACCATATTTTATGGAGTATCCTATGCAGCCACCAATGATGTCCCCACCACCTGAAAAAAAGTTTGATTTATTTGAAAATGTAGAGAAATCTACATGGATCATAGCCTTTGCGGTCTTCCTTTTAGGCTTTTTCATGGGGAAAACCATGCAGCCAGTGATCCTCAGGTACACTTGAGTATGGCACAAATGTACCAATATCTCCATAGATGGGTTTGATTTTCCCTGTGGCATCTAACTTTATAAGTTGAAATGGATATCTGGGATTTATGAACGCATCGTCGGTATCCTCTATAAATCCAGCACTCGTACTAACAGTTTCCGTTTCTGTTTTGTTTTGTAATTCAATAGTCGGATTATAAAACAAAATAAAAAAAGCACTTACCAAAATTATCGTAACAATAATCTTGATCATTTGTTTATTGTATGATGATATTATTTACGCAGATGAAACCTCTGG